GTACTCGGGCATTACGCGGTCTTTGCGCGCTCGATGCGTGCGCGAGCCTCAGCTAGGATTGCAGCTTTACGGGCTCGTGCAGCCTGGGCCTCAGCCTCTGCGTCAGCAGCAGCCTGGGCATCAGCCTCTGCGTCAGCAGCAGCCTGGGCATCAGCCTCAGCAAGCTCAGCCTCGGTGGCCTCAGCCTCTTCGACCGGCGCCTCAACCTCGGTCTCTTCAACCTCGGTCTCAACGGTAGTTTCGTCAGCCATTCTGGCCTCCCTTCTGATTTTCGCCGACCGAATGTTGGCTTCATAGCCTTCAGCCGTGGTTACCCAAGCGGTTTCAACCTGCACCCACTCGGACCGATCTGCAGGAATTGGTTCCTGGTCCACTATATCAAACGGAACGACCCAAAACGAGAAGTCACTCCAGTCACAAACAATCGCCTTGTCCATCGCAACTGCTACATCGCAAACGGAGAAGTCATGAAGATCTGCAAACGGCCCGTTTGAGCCGTCATCTCCGTTGATCGCACACTCGAGATCGCAGATGAGATCATCAACACCGGCCTCAGGACCCCACGCAACGTCACCAACGGCACGTAGCTCATCTGTGACCCTGCGCGACTCGGCTTCAATGTCCGCTCGAGACCTGAGTGCAGGAGCCTCCTGATCAAATTGAGCGTAGTGCTTCTTAAGGTGTGCGTAGACTCCTTGACGATCGGAGTCAGGAATCTGGGTACCTGACTGGTTAAGTCGGGCCATAGCGGCATGAACGCCTGCAAGGACAACGGGGTACCCGTCACCCCTATTGTGGTGGGGCAGCTTAAAGGCACCCGCAAGTAGATTTCCGTCTGCATCCTTCTTTTCAGGATCGTACCAAGCACACATCTTCATTAGGTCATCGGGTGTTGCGCCCTTCGTCTGTGAACCTGCGTCCCACTTGGCCCCCGGATCAGCCTTAGCCGTCGACTTAAAGGGGATAGCCTTGCGCGCTGTGATGAAGCCGTGCTCCATCGCGTAGTCAAACGCGAAAGTTCGCATGATGCCGGAGTCGGTATCGGGATAGGCGCCTGCGGCACAGACACAGACGTCAAAGAGCTCGCCTACCTCTAGGATCGTTCGCTGAACGTACTCCCGTCCCTCTGCGTCTTCCCAGATCGTCCACTCCTCGCCGCCAGGCGCAATCCTGAACAGGAAGGAGCTCTGGTTCAGGTAGCCTCCGTCCATGAGAACCTTGAGGTCACGGGCGTATGACGTGTCGGCAACGCGCGACCAGTACCGAAGACCGGCACCGTCGATCTTTAGGTCGAGGGTGTTGTTTGCCGTGCGACCTAAGGTGTAACGGGTGTCGTGGTCCCAGGTGAGGAGCACGTCGGGCTTCTTCGAAAGAACGTTGTCAAAGGCACGAGCGTCGATGGTCTCCGTGAAGGCACCGTACGGAGACGACATCTCCACCGAGGGCTTACCAAAGACGGCAGCATGTCCGATGATTTGGAGTGAGCCGTCGTTGGCCCCCGTCTCTGACGTACCGGCCATTCGTGTCTCACCGATGGTATGTGTAAATGTTCTCCGCTCGACATCACCAAAGGAACCGAACTTTTGCAGCAGCGTACGCGCCTCACTCTCACGAGCGGTCGCCTCGATCGCTGCACGGATTTCAGAAGAATCCATCACGGGAATCTTACCGCGTGTTTCCATTACGTTTTCGTACTCGACGTACTGTCATCCGTCTTGTCAACAGCCGTTGCGAGTGTCGCATTAAACGCGGCATCGTTAGGTGCGCCGCCGACCGGAGTGATCTGCGGAATCTTGCCAGGATTCTTGGCCATATCCTCAGGAGTCATCATCGCCGGAAGCGCATCGTAACCCAGATCAGCGCGGACCTCGTCCACGAGAAGGGTCCCGTCCTGAACGTAAAGGTGATTTGCGCTTGCAGCCGACAGGGTGTTGGCCCTGATCATGTCACGCTGGTCGAAGCGGCACCACATGTCGTTGTACGCGAAGAAGTCAGGATCTGAGTTAAAAGCTGACTCTACGCGACGTAGCCTGGGCGCTAGGTAAAACGTGCTGTAAATAAGGGCCTCGTCCTCGGCTGAGGCAGGCTTGGTATGCGGCGGAATGAACATAACGATCGGAACGTTCATCGCACGACAAAAGTCCATCACGTTGAAGTTGTGCGCCTCGATGAGCTGTGCATCAGCTAAGTTGAACCCGAGCTTCTCGATCTTGGCGCCACCGCCCACGATTGCAGGCTTGCCCGCGTTGTACGGTCCTGCGTGTACGGATTGCCAAGAGTCGTAAGCCTCACGCATCTCGTCCGGGCCTGCATCCTCACCTAGGGTGATTACCAGCGGCGGTGTAGCGTCGTTAGCAAAGAACCTGCCCTCCCACTCTGAGGCGGAGAGCTCAGCCCCGAGACGCGAGGCAATTAACTTGATTCCGCATGTGCCTGTGAACCGCGCACCTGCCTTAGGCAGCATCTTAATGTGGAGAATGTCGTTGGGGGTCGCGCCCTTAAAGACGGTGCCCGCATCGACCTTAACGTCAAATCTCTTCTCACCGTCGTCGTTTCGGATCTGAATACGCTCGGGGTCGAGCATCTGAAGTTCGATAGGAATGCCCTTTTTGTCCTTAACCTTCAGGATGAAGGCATTTCCGTAGTTTTCCAAATCCCAAAAGATGTCGTGCTTTAGCTGAAAGGGATCCGATGCGGCGCTTGGATACGTTTCAAGAATCGTGTACTGCCAAGTCTTGTAGTCGGGCTCCTTAGCATTACCTAGGCCGTGGTAGATCGTAAACGGAAGTGCAGCCGCAGACGAAGCAACAAGCTGGATCGCTCCTACGATTGTCGGAACCGTAACTGCGAGGTTTGGGGATACAATCCTTCCGGTGGGAGTAACACTCCCGCTCATCATTGCCCACGTCGGTGGCGTTGAAGAACCGAAGTCCGTGCGCGCCTCGACGGGGCGGTTGCCTCCCGTCCGCTGTTCTAGTAGCATACGGTAATCTTACCCCTTAAGAGGGTTTGACATTGAGAAGAAAAACCCTCTCCTTAGGAATCCAGGTTTCCCCGAGCATTTCCTCACCCCGGTCGGGTGTAACCTGTGCGTAGTAATACGCCTTTGCAAGCTGGTAGTGACCGGCGACCACACCGAGTAGGATGCCGTCGATCGCATCACCGCCTACGAGCTGAATCCTTACCTGCCTACGTCCTCGTAGTTTCCAACGTAGCCTAACGAACCATGCTTTCATATTTGCTCCTAGTTTGCGTAAACGATCAGAGTGCCCGGAGACTTCATTACCGGGATCTCCGGATTGTCCGTGATCTTTACCCACGGATCATATGTTCCTGGCGCGAGCGTTACCGTTCCGCCTGGGCCTACAAGGATCTTGGCATAGTAGAGGGAACCAATCGTCTCCCAAAGAGCTGACTTCCAGTCGCCAGATGCAGGCTCTAGTGAGTCGCCGATGAAAGCGATCTGAACGGTGTCAGACGTGGGATTGTACGTTGCCCCAGCCTTCGTTGCCGTGACCTGCACCTTGACGTAGATTAAGGAAAGTTCGCTAATCCTTGTTGCCATCTAAAGTGTTACTCCCATAGGTGTCCAGTCAACGGTCGGTTTTGTCACTTGCCAGTTCGAGCTAGCGACGGGTTCGAGAAGAATCCAGTCTGTTTGGGGCTTCTTAACTTCCCACGCTGTGGTGCTGGTATAAGTATACCAATCAACGAAAATGTCCCCCACTGAGTAGGACGGCTGGTTTGGCCCAAACGCGTACTCAAGGAAGGATGCAACAGCACCCTGAATGACACCGATTACGCGGCTAATGCGCTTAGTCACTGAGAACGAGGCTGTCTGGCCCCAAGAACGGGTTGCGGCGATGCTCCGCTTGTAGGAGCTTGTGGCGCTCTGCGAGTACACAACGCGCTTTCCGACAGCGGTGCTCTTAAGAGCCTGTGCTGCCTGTGTTGCCTGCCTGTAGATTGACACAGCTCGCTGCTGCGTATACACCTGTGACTGTGTAAACACTAGTGAGACGAACTGTGGAGCAGATCCCCGAGTGACCGTTCCAACCTGTGCCTGCGCCCACGCCAAGGTCTTGGCAACTGCATTCTTGAACGAAAGATTCTCACTCTGTGTGACCGGCATGCTCTTACCTGCCTGACGTGAATACGTACCGGACTCACCCTGCGTCTTGCTCATGAGCTTACCGGCCTGTCGAGTAAGAGCCGCAACAGATGCTTGGACGTACGAGACAGGTGTCTTGACGATTGCCTTCACGATGGTTAACGCCTCGCTTTGAGTGAACGTGCGATAGGCATGCGTAGCTCTAGAATATGTTGCCGTTGCACCCTGCGTTACGGACATCGAGATGAGCTTGAGCTTAAGCTCCGTAAACGTAGGCGTTTCGGCCTGCGTCCACGCAAGAAACTTTCCGACCGCCTTCTGCAATGTTGCAGCCTGTGACTGGGTCCAGGCAACAGACTTGGATGTAGCGTTTTTAAGCGTAAGCATCTGCGCCTGTGTTGCGGTTGCGAACTTTCCGCATCCTCTCTTGAACGTTGAACCCTGTCCCTGGGTCCAGGTAAACGGCGTTTTCACGATCGCCTTCGTTAGCGCGAGGGCTTCGGCCTGCGTCCAGGAACGGAAGGCGGAGATCGCTCTCTTTAGGGTTGGAGTTTCGGACTGGGTCCAGGAACGAAAGATCGAGGTTGCACGCAGATACGTGGCGGTCTCCGCCTGGGTCCAGGAAAGAGCTAGTAGCTTCTGCTTGACCTCGGTAAACGTGGCAGTCTGCGCCTGGGTCCAGGAACGGAAGGCGGAGACAGCCTTCGTAAAGGTAGGAGTCTCAGTTTGCGTCCAAGAGCGGAAGGCGGAGATGACCTTCGGTCCTAGGGCGTAGCCCTGAGCCTGCGTGAACGTTAGGAACTTTCCGACATCACGCTTAAGGGTTGCCGCGCTTGCCTGCGTGATCGTGTAGGGCGTTTTCACGATCGCCTTCGTTAGCGCGAGGGCTTCGGCCTGCGTCCAGGAACGGAAGGCGGAGATCGCTCTCTTTAGGGTTGGAGTTTCGGACTGGGTCCAGGAACGAAAGATCGAGACGGACCTCTTTAAGGTCGGGGTCTCAGCCTGCGTCCAGGTTACGCCGTGAACGGTGCTGAATTGGTCGGTGAGCGTCTGTCCCTGTCCGTTAGACGCTGTCCAGTCAATCTCCCAGAAGTTAGCGACACCGCCTGACGGAAACAGGAAGGCAAAGTAGCTAGCTTCCTGTATGTCCTTGTAGCGAATGAAGCGCCTACGAACCTGCTCCTGCGAGAGTCCTCGTGACTTGGCAATGTCACGATCTAACTCTCTTGTTAGTCCACGATACGCGCCATTTACGCCGTTCGCAGCCACTTCTACGCCTCGTTACTTACAGGAAGGTATGACCTCTTATAGGTTAACGTCTGAGCCTTTACGTGCGCTACCGGCGGATAGTGAATATGCAAGACGGCATCGGCTTCAAGAAGCGTCTCGTGAACAAGTCCGTCAAGCTCGTTATGGCCTCGATTTTGCCAACCGGGGTTGAAGGGCACCCTCTGAACGAGCTCGGTCGAGAACTTAACGCAGCCTAAGCCCGTCGCAAAACCTGAGCGGGGACTTTCCTGAAAGCGACCGCGAGGATGCTCAAAGAGGCACCACTCCTCGGGACAGGCGTCAAACTCCCTAATCGCACCAGGCCAAGGAACAACATCGTCCTCAACCACGATGAATCCGTGACCGCTTTGCCACTGCTCGGTGAAGGCCCGACCGTAGTTGGTATAGTCGTACATCACGACCTCCGTAACCTCAAGGCCCTCGGTTGTTAGGGCTAGTGTGGCAGGACAGCAGACCGCGCGGGTAGGTACGAAGATAGGAAGCACACTAGTTGAGCGCCTCGACCATGAAAATGTGCCCGGTAATGGAGTACGCTGTCGTGAGGGACCACTTACCCGTAAGGCTGACGTACTGGGCAACCGTCTGATCTACCGTAGCTGTAGACGGAGCGGCCGAGCCTGCAGAACCCATGAAGGATGCAGTAACGTTTGCGATTGTAAGTGCCTGTCCGGACGTGGTTACATCTCCCTGCGCGAACACCGTACCGCTTGAACCAACCGATCGCACAACGACTGCACCCTCGCAGAACCACTGGGTATTCGTCTGTGCGCTCGTGTCCATCGTGAGCGCGCCGCTAACGGCCCAGGTGGTCGTCGGAATGGCGTTGGTCGTTGCTGCACCAAACTTAAACGTCAGCGTACCCGCGGTCGTTAAAGTAGTCATGCGCCCGCGACCCTTCCAGTGAAGGGTACGCCCCGGAATACCGCCTGGCTGTAGGTAGTTCTGCGGAAAGAGAAGTGCCGGAAATAGGAAGGCCTCGGTCGAGGATGAGGCGATAGCCGATCCGTCAACAATGACGGACGAGAGAAGCTCCTCGTACCCAAGACCGGCCTTGAGCATAGGAATTCGACCCTCCTGTGCGGCACGAGACTTCTGAAGATTCTCAACGATCTTGTCGGGCAGCAGCTCCAGTAGCTTTGTGTACTTGATGTTCTCGATAAGGAACTCTTTCTGGTTCTCATCCTCCTCGAGTGCCCACGAACAGAGGGTGTGCCTCTCGCCCAGGGGCGGAACGTAGTCTCTAATCTTGATCCAGTGCTTCTTGAACTTTTCGTATGTCAGCATGTGATTATTCTACCTTGCCCTAGAACGGACCGAAGGTAGAGCGACGTCCGTCGGGTTGCCCGAGAAGAACAGGAGGTGTGTATACGCTCTCGTAGGTTGCAATCAGCGATGCCCACGCAGTTCCTGTTTCAGTACCGGTGTTAGCGTATGCCCCTGTTGCCGAAACGATCTGATACGTCGTACAGAGGGTATCGCCTCCGAACTGAACGAAGGTGTTCTGCTCTGAGACCCACGGTGAGTCAGGAGTAATACTTATACTTCCGCCAGCAACTTCAACCAAGCCCGCAAGAAACTCTTGTGTTTGTGAAGTCGTACTTGTCGATGAGCTCGAGTACGGACTAGTCGTATTGGTGCTACCGGCCGTCTTATCAAGAGGCGTTGCACGCCAGCCGGAGTCAGCCGTTACGTAGGCAAAGGAGGCTGAGCAGGCAAATGTGCCTGAGTTGTGGATCGTAATCGTGTCGCTCGACGTCAATGCGTGCGCGACGACACAACTAGCAATGTTCACGCTTCGTGATGGGGAACTTATCGCTGTGGTAAGGTCTATGCTGTAGGAGTTGCTCTGTGTGTCCGTTACGGAGGTAAAAGGAGCAAAGTTACTTAAGGTAAAACCTCTAACGAGTAGCAGCGCCCCAAGCGGGACACCTCCTGCAGGAACAGTGAAATTGTGGGTTGAAGTGCCAAGAGTGTCGTCCATCACTCCTAGCTCAACAGGTGTCTGAATAGCCATTAGGTTGAAGACCAGTTGAATGATAGAAAATCCGTTACGCCGATTACCTTGGTTCCTTGGATCGGCAGCGGGTGTGTGCCTAGCAGCATGTTAAAGACCGCCGTCCCGTCATTCCAGATGATTTGACCGCTGCCGCTGTTAAGCGTGTACTGCATTGACGCAACAATAAACGTGGTGTCGTCGTAAGTAACGGTTGCGAAGAAGGCACCGTCTCCTGCGTACGCAAAGGTTTCAGTTACCGCGGCCATGACCGCCTAGCTTACGTAAACTGGATCTTGGCGGTTAGCTGAAGCGTATCGTTCGTGGCAAGGTTGATGACGGCAAAGTCACCCTTCGCAGCCATAAGACCGGCAGCGCCGGTGCCCGTAACCGAGCAAGCCTGAATGTTCGACCCGTTTGCGTGAGACACCGCGGACGAACCGTTCACGCCACGCGCGGTAATAGTGATGGTCGTACCGGACGACGTACCCGTAAAGACCTCGGAGTCGATCTGATAGTTGGTCGAGGCTGTCGGCAGGTTGGTAGACGAGGTAACGGTAAAGGTACCGGTACCTGTTCCGGAGAGAACACCCTGCGTGGCAACGGTTGACGTATACGGGAACGCAGAGGTCGTGTTTAGGCTAGCCTCAACGATTGCAAGCGCCGTGCCTGCCGTGATCGTCCCCACAACCTGCATCGTGTCGTTCGAGTTGGTCGTGGTAACCTGTGTCGGGGTGCCCGTAATACGGGCCGACTGGCCCGTGTTGAGGTTAACACCCCCTGGTGCGCCGATCTCACCTGAAAGGGCGAGGTCGGTAACAAGTGCGGTGATGCGGGTACCCGTTGGGTTGCCCTGACCGAAGGCGATGTACTTAGGCGAGATGTAGTTACCGCCTGCAGCCTCAACGAGACCCGCAAAGACGGCCTTTCCGCCGTCAATTGAGGCACTTCCTGTAGGAATGATGGTCGCGCCGTAGGCACCCATGCGCCGTAGCTCGAAGAGGCGCTCGAGGTTCGCCGGAACCTTGGTAATTGCCTTGAGAAGCTTAACGGGAAGCAGGTAGGCATGCGAGTGGTCAATTAGGCCCAGGTTCTCAACGCGCCCATTCGCACGGGTAACAACCGCGGAGAACGAAACGATCTTCTGGCCCTGCGGCACCTTAATGTCGGTCAAGGTCATCCTTTCGAGAAGTGATCACACCAGAACTATACCGCAGGCTAGGTGAACGGAATCGTATGATCATCATCTTCCTCCTCCTGTCCAGGAACGAAGATGAACGTACGCTTACCCTTCGAGATGGCCGCCCGTCCGTAGGCGATAACAGACGAGACCGTGCCGTCAATTCGCTTGTCACCGAGCTTTGATACCTTCCAGCCCCGCTCGGTCTTCTTAGCGAGGGTCGACTCAATGTGCTCAGCAAGCACTAGGTCGCCGTTATGAACTAGACGCCCCTCCCTGCACCCGATGTAGAAGTGCTGGTACATCTCAGCCATCTGCGCTGAGTTCTGAGCGATAGGAGCGCAGCGAACACCGGCATCCTTCAGCCCCATCGCGATCACGTCAAAGAAGTGCGGGTCGTAGATCAGCTCCTTGATTCGGTACTTGGTCGCAAGCTCATCAACGATCCACTCGCCGACCTCGCGCAGGTCGATCTTTCCGTCGAAGTAGTCATGCGCAGCAGCATCTGGCATCGCTGACCAGATGTGACATCGCGTGATGATCTTTCCGTCGTCAGGATCTCGCCACGCCCACGAGACAGCGGTGCAGTCATGCGTCTGGGATGCATCGACCCCGACGTGGATCATGGATCCCTTCGGAATGTGTCGACTGTCGTCCTTCAGGTCAGCCCACACGCCCGGCGGGAGCCAGGAATCTCGTGCTTTAACCCACATATTTAAGTAGAACATCTTGAACTCATTTGGAGTAAGGTCAATTCGATTGAACTCATCTTCAAGCTTGGCAACAGTCTGCCAACTTGCAGGATTTGACATCATCCAAACATCAGGATCCGAATAGTCAGCGTCTCCGATAACGCCGTACCACCAGAATAGGATTTTTGCCTTTCGGTCCCTAAGAATCGTTAGGTAACCGTTCCGCCTTCGTTCAACATCCATTCGCTCGACAACTGACGAGTACATCTTTCCAAAAGGCGTCCATTGATCGAATCCAGCGGTCGTGATCGAAATCGAGAGTGGGTTGTCACGCGCAGTCATAGCGGTCTCAATCGCGGTGTCGAGCTCAAAGAGCTGCGCGGTGTTCCAAAGCCCGATTTCATCTTTAATCGCAGTCGAAGGGTTAAGTCCGAACTGCCGTTTACCCGTTGCGGCGAGTACCTTGATGATTCCTAGGTTTGACGGACAGGTGATCGCACGAAGCATGGAGTTGAAGTGCTGCCCGAGACTTGACTTAGGGTTCTCACAGAAGTGCCGCATCTGCCCGTACACCGGGTCGGCCTGCTGCACGGAACCCGCAGCAATCACCACCTCAGGCGAGTGCTCGCCGTCAGCCAGGCACATGTAGAGGCCAAGCGCCGCGCAGAGCGTCGACTTGCCGTTCTTGCGAGGGATACCCAAAACGACCGATCTGTATACGCGTAATCCTGTTTCTGGATCGTACCTAAGAGCTTCATTAACAAATTCGCGCTGCCAGTCCTCAAGGATGAGTGGCTTTCCGGCAAACGGTCCCTTCGTGTGGATAAGAAACTTCTCACAAAACAACGCGAATCTAGGACCGTCGGTGTTAAGCTCGTCAGCAGAAATCTTAGACGCAGTTTGCACGACGGGATTCCCAAATCTTCAGCGCAATTTTAGTTCGTTGTTCAGGCGTTCTGGCGGCATGAATGTCCCGCATCTTCGCTTTGAACTCTCTAGAGCGGTGTGCCTTTAGATGGTTAGCATGTGCGCTATCTGTCATTCTTGTGCCCTTACGGGCTTGGCTCATCTTTGCACGTGTTTCCGGTGACCGTTTTATGCCCTTTAGTGCTAACGAGATTTTCTTGCGTGTTTCAGCTGAGGGTGACACTCCTCTAGCAGGCGCACTTCCACCTTCGGATATGTTAAGAAGTCTCGTTCCTTCTTGTCGAAACTTAGCTATCCACGCCCTCTCAGCCTTATCAACTTCATCTAAAGACGTAACCTCCAAAATGGTCATTTGGATTCGATTAGGTCCGTGCTTTCGTATCCACCTGTACACAGGAAAATGAGCATGCCTACTATCGTGTAAGGCATCGGTTTTGTGCCTAGTTAAACGTAGCGAGGGATTGACCGTTTGTCCGACGTAACGAATACGGGTTGATTCTTTAAGATGTAGTCCGTAGATGTATGCTTCCACCTACTAAATTATAGCCTTTTTATCTTAAAAGAACTACTGCGTACCTCTTAAGTGCTCCGGCGTGTACTCGTGGTACTCGCCGTCGAGACCCCGCGTCCACATTCGAGATCCGTTCTCGACACCGAGCTGCTCACGCTTGAGGTAGTACTTACGCGCGTTAACAGCCCTGTAATCAGGACGGTCCATGCGATGGTCGAACTTAAGTAGATGCCGCGCGTTAAAGGCGTCAACCGGCTTAAGGTCGGGAGGACCCCAGAAGAAGATCCGCTCGCCTGTTTCGGGATCAGGCGCATGAATGCACCAGTGCGCGGGTCCGTACGTCAGGTTGGGCACCGCACGATACATAAGGCGGATGGGCCCGTACGAGTCCTGCGGATCAAATGCAACCCCCGGAATCTCTCTAACCTCACGAACGGAGATCTCAGCAGCACCCCAGCCGTCCTTCGCAGCCTGCTCCATCTGCTGAAACCAGTCATCTGCGACCTTGGTAACGATGCAGTCCGCATCAAGAACGATGTACCAGCCGTTAGGATCGGTAACCGGCTCCGCAAGGGTCACCATGTGATTTCGCTTCTGAACCTCATTACCCGCCCAGACCTGTGAGGGCGTGTGCGTCGTAAGTCCGATTCGTAGCCCTCGACAGATCTCCTCAATCAGCCGCATCTGTGACGGATCTGACGACGGCTGCGCCTGCGGGTAGAGGAAGTACGCTCCGTCAACCGCAACGAGGTGGTCGACGACACCTGAGAGAGATGATACGTGTGCGGCAAGCAGCTCGAGCGGCTCGTCGTAGAAGCTAAGAAGACCCGTAATGCGCGAGGTACGGGAACCTGACATGTCGGCCACTAGAGACCCTCCGTTTCCATCATTCTCACGTCTTGCACCTCTTCTCTGCCTTCTGGTAAACGATACGCACCGCTTTCAAAGACAAGTCGGAGGAATCCCACACTTTCGTCGCATGCTTGAAGAAAGGGAACGGCCCGCTGACCGTCAATAGTAGCGTAGCCTCGATCAATGACGGCGTTGTAGTCTCGTGGGGAGACCCAGAGAGCAACGTGCGGACTCCAGGGTCGAGGGTCGAAGGCCCAGACGGCTTTTTGGCCGTCTCGAACGGGCCTACCGGATCTGGCATCAACATAGTAGGGCTTCTCAACGTAGAAGAAGGACTTGTAGGTTTCATCGTCGATTTCACGGTACCAACCTTTCTCAAACCACCATTCGGGATGTAAGTTGACTTGTAGCTGCTCTTTTCCGAGCCTGGGGTCGTCTTCAGGCTCTCCGTAGCTGAAGTTTCCGTTGGAATCAGCGTAGTAACGGCCCTTCCAGGCGCTTGCATAGGCGTTTTCAAACCTCGAAAAGTCTCTCCAGAGCACGTTTGGGGTCGGGCAGTGAAAGGAGATGTCGCCTCGAAACGGATGCGTTCCGTCATCAAGCCCGGTGACCTTTCGTTCATCGACGTGTACGCCGATCCGATGACCGAGGTCGTAGATGGTCTGCTCGGCCTGGATAGCCTCACGAAGGCTGTAAAATGGGTTATCGCCCGCCAAAAAGAGGTAGAAAGTGGCCTTAATTCCTAGTTTTTGCTCGAATTCAGCCATTTTTACAGCTGCTTTGAGGCTAAAGTCCACGTCATGGCGCCAGAAAACGGTATTTCTACCCTTCTTAAGGAGTTTCTCAAGCCGATCCTCGGAAAAGAGCCTCATAGCTCCCAAACCACCTCGGTTGGGAAGCCGATTGTACCGTTTAAGACCCGCCGTCGAGGAACGGTGTCCGTGACTCGCCAGTCGGGCTTGGTGTGATAGACGTAGGCGGCCTTAGGCGCATAGACGGGCATGCGATCATCCGCCTGAAGCCTAAGAGACAGGTTGTAGTCTGCCGCCCAGCCCTGAGGGGGGTACCCGTTGGTCTTCCAGGGAAACTTCCGCCACATGTCACGACCCATGCAGGTAAGCGCCATGCCTGCAAAGTACGTCGGGATGATCTCACTCGGATACTCACGAACCTCATCAATCGTGTACCAGTTGTATGAGCCCTCATCCGGTTCACGGCTATCCTGAAACGGGGTCTTCGTTAGGTTGACCCGTAGGTCGTTGTGATCAAGGTTGCAGTAGCCCGTTACGACACCGTCGGGGAAGTGCACGTGGGTTTCAAGTACGGACAGGTATGCGTCACGGCTAACAACGCAGTCATCGCTAATGACCGTGTACCTGGTAAACTCCGGCGTGCTCTCAACGATACCTGCAATGACCTCCTCGAGCTCCCACTCAGTGTAGCGCTTTAGCCAGACCTTCGGAACGTCTAAGTTCTCCAGCGAGAGCAGACACTCTGGAAGCTCCCTAGGGTTCAAGATCATAAGCAGAGCCCTATCTCTCACGGTTACCTCCGAAGAGCGCCCAGGCACCTAGGATGAACGCAGACAGCACCCCAGAGAGCACGGCGACGATGTGCTTGCGGCTCAAGGCATCATTCCGATCGCGTAGAGCCAGGGCTGAGGATACTCGTCGGAGTAGTGATACGGAAAGTCGTGAACATCGACGAATCCTGCGTTTTCAAGAATCTTGAGCTGGTCTCCGGGCTGAAACAGTCGTCGGTGATCATCATCGATCTTGCAGATGCTGTCATCAGGGATGGAAATCACCGCAAAACCCATATACGCACACGAGTAGAAGAGAAGGTCCGCAACGATCTCGACATCTTCATCGTTAGGAAGGTGCTCAAAGACCTCCGTGCAGACGACAACGTCGTACTGAAGCACATTCCGCAGCTCAGGCAGGTTTGAAGACCGTCCGAGCTCAACGAGGTCGCCCTGAAACGTCTTAAGTCCCGGAACGCGGACTTTCGCGCGCTCAAGTGCTGTCGCGGAGTGGTCGACACCCGTTAGGTCGGAAAATCCGGTCTTGGAAAGGCGCTCAAGCAGCCGCCCGTCGCCGCAACCGAAGTCACATATGCGTAGATTAGCCTGTGTCGCGGTACTGAAGATAGCCTCCCACGTTAAGTTGTGCCTTCGTGGGTCTGAAAAGTAGTCAAACGGAAGATCGGGCCACGGATCATAGGACGGTTCACCCTGTTTGTTAAGGGGATGATAAGGCGTCAACAGTCCCGATCCTCTCTAGGGCGCAAAACCTTAGCCGGGACGCCTGCAACGACCATTCCGGCAGGAACATCCTTGGTTACGACGGACCCAGTGCCGATGAAGGCACCCTTTCCGACCGTTAGGCGCTGATTAATGCTGACCGAGGGGCCCACCCAGGCATGTTTCTCAACGTGAACGGACCCTCCGAGCATCGCGTGAGCTACGATCATGCAGTTTTCCTCGATGATGACGTTGTGCGCGACGTGAACGAGGTTGTCGATCTTCGTTCCGGAGTGAATCTCGGTGTCGCGCCAGCTTCCGCGGTCGATGCACGTGTTCGCACCAATGTGTACGTTGTCACCAATGACAACGGCGTAGTTATGATCCTTCATAACCCAAGGATCACTTCGCTGCGCGTTCTCATCATACGTGTAGCCGAAGCCGTAGCTACCGATCACCACACCGGGTGCAATGTAACAGTTCTTACCGATCTTTACATTCCTTCCAATGACTGCGTATGACTCGATGATTGTAAATTCACCAATGCTTGCAGATTTGTCAATCATCGTTGAGCCGTGCGTATACCCGTTCATGTTCTTTCCTCCTGGTCTACTCATAGGATTCAAGTCCTCTATCAAAGTAGTTCTGGGCGAAGGAGCACTGCCCTACCGACGAGTGTAGGGCCCACTACATACCGGTGGAGCAGCCGATACGCACGTTGGCTACAACCCCGCCCAGATTTAACCGGCTGTGTTCTGAACCAGTCTTCGAACTTCATTTGCTGCTTGCTCCGTTTCGTCGTCAACGTAAGAATCGCCTGCCGTGATCTTGTCTGCTAGGTCAAGTGCGGCCATTAGCGCTTGCTGAACCGCGTCCAGCTTAACAAGGTTCATGTCTTCTGACAACGCCGCCTGCCTGATGAAGAGATCAAACGAGCCGTCCTGCCTAGGTCGGAGACAGGCCCACCCAAAGCCGATGGGCGTCCAACCTGAGAGTAGGTTGTGGAGAAGCTCCTCACTAAACCGAATCGGCGTAACGTACTCTCCGTCAACCTCATTAAAGTCCGGCTTCTTGGCCTCAAACTTCATCGCGTTATCCTCAACATGCTGACCTAGCTTGACGAGACCTGCGGAGATCGCGGTAAGAACGGCGAGCGTCTTGAGAAGGACCTTGAGCTTCAACTATGACTGACCTCCCTGAATTACCTTGAGGCGTCCGCTCTCTCCCAGGACATCGGCTAGAACGTCCTCAGGCTTCTTAGACTTAACGCCGGTATTTGCTAGACGTGCGCGTGCGGAGGGGGACAGGCCTAGCTCAGCAAGAAGACGCGTCGCGGTCTGTGACGCTTCTCGTTCGATCTTCCACCAGGGAGACGGGACGGAGGCACCCCGCTGAGTGACCTCGATCATGTCTGACCGATTTAACTCGTGGCGCGCCTCGCGCATACGTCCCATCATCGCGGCGCACGTCTCTAAGGTAGCGTAGTCCGCGGTGTCAAGAATGTCAAGTTCCGTTAGAACGGTAACGAGCTCCATCCACGCGATCTCCTGAAACTTATTGAAGTACTCCGGCATCGAAACCTCGGCCTCGGCCGAGGTCCGAAGCGGAGGATTAGGCACGCGAGACGGGGTCGTTCCGTCGCGCTTAGCGACCTCAACAGGCTTGGGCTTAGGACCGGGCTGCATCTCGTTCCTCGCCGCAGTTGTCACAGTACTTTACCCAGCCGCGATGAAGCGTTTGACACGAACACTCCCAAGGTTCTAGTTTTCCCTGAAACGGTTTCTTAGTTCCGGCGTTAGTGCCGCCCTGTACATTTACGTGTAGTGTCATTCCTGTGCTTTCTTTCGGCTCTCGATTGTCGCGCGTCTCTTATCCATCCTATCGTCTAACTCACCTCGACGCATGCACTTGTCGCAGCGAGACGGGTTGTGACAGTGCTTGCAAACAACGTGATTCTTGATCCGCGGGTGTTTGCAGCAGATAAAGCAAAGAGGCACCTACTGCTGTCCGCCAGGAATTAGCTTGAGTGTCGCGGACGAGGGTACCTCGATCTCAGGAATGACGACTCCGCCTGCCAGGTCGAGAGCGTCCCTAACATGCTTACGACCGTCGACATCAAGATGCTCGACAAAGTTTCCGATAAACGCAGCCAGGGCGCTTTTGTCGAACATGAACTTGAAGACGATGTCGGGACGGTTCTCCTCGAGAATGACAATGGTGTCGATGTCAACCTCAACGAACTCGGGCTCCCACTGCCCGCCTGCGATGTCCTCCTCGGTAGGAGGATTCGTGATCTGGCGTCCCTTCGAGGACTCGTGGCCCCACCGAGTAGGGACAACCTGAAAGATCTGTTCCATACCTTCTCCTTCGTCGTGTACTTAATGATTGTATCAGGTTTGCAGGTTTTACCTGGTTAGGATACAATCCTGATATGAAACTGTGCAGAGTGGAGAAGTCTGGCCCTCCTGGTGGAATTGGCAGACACGCTAGCCTTAGGAGCTAGTTCTTCGGAGTCCCGGTTCGAGTCCGGGGGAGGGCATGTAAGCCCGCCTGTCCAAATCGGTATAGGAGCCCGGCTTAAACCCGGAGGCCTCGAAAAGAGTGGGGGTTCGAGTCCCCCGGTGGGCATGAAGGTTCGGGTATGATTTTAGAAGATGCGTAAGACACTCCAGCGTAGCCGCCAGATCTCCGATCTCTGCAAGCAGTACGGAATAAAGCACATCGTGCTTCCGTACGGGAAGCGAGGACACGGTAGGGTCCGTGAGAAGATCCTGTACTTCCCGGAGCTAACGGACGAGATGTCGTATCTCGTTGCTCTTCATGAGATCGGACACGTGGTCGTAGGTCTTAACGAGATCAAGCTCGAGCGAGAAGCAGACGCGTGGGCATGGGCTCTCAGCAACTCCTTAGATCCGCCAGGATTTGAGTGCAGGCAAAGACTTTGCGCTGACCTGTACAGACACATGATCGAGGCTCAGCGGGATAAGCTGCCGATGCCGCCCAAGAACCACGTTTTCTGGAAGCTACTTCGCTGGTGGGAAACTTAGTTTTCGAGCGTGATGTTCCAGAAGTCGAGCAAAGGTGTAGAGATCATATCCTGATTTGCATACCCGAGAGCTCTATGGTATAGTTCCTGTAGATGAGTACCATTGGATGATGGTCAAGGCATCTGCCGGGCTCACGCCTTCCAGGCGCCCCGTTAAGATCGTAGGATTCACGCAGCCCATAGGGTGTAAGTCGGATTCCGCTGGAGGTTCTCGCTCCATCCTTGACAGGTTGCGGTTTGCGAGACACCGGGTTCCTAGGCCGGGGAGACCGTAGCTATTGACTTGATTCAGGGCGTCGGGTCACTCAGAAAGCCTGAGGCGGAAATGAACGAGGGGATGGTTCGTAAGTTGCGCCCCCTACGCCCTGATCTTGCTAGACTAGGAGGAGGATGGAGCGAACCTTCAGGATCTTGGATCTCTGCTGCGGTGCAGGCGGTGCAGGCGTCGGCTACCAGCGTGCAGGATTCGAGGTCACAGGCGTGGACATCGCTCCTCAGACGAACTGCCCGTATGAGACGTACATCGAGGACGTGCTGAAGTGGGATGACTGGGACTACGACGCGATTCACTTCTCACCTCCGTGCCAGAGGTGGACGACGATGAACGCTACCACGACAGCATCATCCCACCCGGATCTCTACACCCCGATGCTTCCCGTACTTGATGCAACCGGTCTTCCCTACGTGATTGAGAACGTCCCCACAAGTCCGCTTAAGCCGTCGCTCGTGCTATGCGGAACGATGTTTGATCTTGTCACGAAGGACAGCACCAAGGAGCTTCGTCGTCATCGGGTCTTTGAGACCAACTGGAGGATCAAGAGCCCAGCGCGATCTTGCAATCATACGCGTCCACCCGTGTGGGCCGCGGGACACAGTCCTAACCAGGAGTACCGAGATCTGTACGGGCAGTGTCCCATGCACGAGAGACAAGAAGCTTGGGGAATTGACTGGATGACGAGAGATGAACTGATGGAGTCGATCCCACCTGCCTTTACCGAGTTCATCGGGCTACAGCTAATCGAACACCTAAGGAGGAAACTTGAAACTTCTTAAGCAATTTGCAGTAGGGTTTACAGTTCTCTTGGCGCTTGTGGGTCTTTTTGCAGGGGTTGTCCTAATCGTACTTTATTCGTTTTGGGCTGCAATGATACTCTTGGGCGTACTGCTGACATTTCTTGTGATTGGATACTCACTCATGATCGGGGCACACTTTGTTCCTTGAGGCTGCAGGAGGACTTGTCACGCGATGCACAACACACTGTCCTAAGGGAGCTAACGTAGCGTTCGTTACCCACGGGAAGATTCTCTTCTGGGGGATCATGCTCTGTGGCGTTGTAATGCTGCTGATGTGGCGCGAATTACGAAAGACGCCTAAGGAGATCGTCATCAAGAAGCGTAAGGACGATTGGGGTGACTGGCACAAATGACGACCACAGTCGTGAACAAATACCGTGATGACTTCGACGTTTACATCGGACGAGGCTCG